TGGTACAGCAGATGTAGAGGGATCTACAATCTACTGGATTAAAGATACTACAACAGGAAATATTACATTAACGATAACTGATACTTTAGGAGCAGTAACCACTATGACTGTACCTGTAGGAGATTTTGTTTTTTAAATGAAAAAATATATTATAATATGTTTAATGTTTATATTAACAGGTTGTAGTGCTACAGTACCTGGTGATTTTCCGTACAAAGAAGAACCACCTAAAGCATTAGGTACACCGACTGGTGAAATGCTAAGATATTATGACGAGTTAGATCAGGAAATTATTACAGTTGCTGTATATGACTTTTTAGATATGACTGGTCAAAGAAAACCTAGTACAAAGTTTTCTCAATTAAGTATGGCAGTTTCGCAAGGGTCGTCTAATTGGGTAATACAAGCACTAAAAGAAACTGGTGGCGGTACTTGGTTTAGAGTTGTTGAAAGAGAAGGTTTAGATAATCTTGTTAAAGAAAGACAACTAATAAGATCAACAACTGAATTATATGATGGAGAAGAAAGAGGTAAATCAGTACTCAAACCTATGTTGTTTGCTGGTTTATTATTTGAAGGTGCCATTGTAGGTTATGACGCAAATACCGAAAGTGGTGGTGATGGTGCAAGATATTTTGGCATAGGTATACACGAAGAATATAGAGTAGATCAGGTAACTGTATCTATGAGAATTGTGTCAGTACATACAGGCGAAGTTATGATAGCTGTATCATCAACAAAGTCTATTGCTAGTTATAAAACTGGTAGAGATGTATTTAGATTTTTAGACCTTGGCACAAAGGCATTAGAATTGGAGACTGGAGTAGCCGTAAATGAACCAGTTAACTATGCATTGAGGTCGGCAATAGAACATTGTATATTACAAATACTAGACGAAGGTAAGAGAGAAGGACTCTGGAAAACCAAGCTAAGACCTTCTAAAATAAACGGTTAAAGGAACAATAATGAGAAAATTTATACTAATTATGTTAATGATGATTAGTACAGCATATGCAAATGACATTTATATAACTCAATCTGGTGCTACACTCGATTTGGATATATTACAAGATGGTCAAAATAACACCATTGGTAGTAGTTCAACAGTTTCTAGCATAATTGGGGCAACGACTAATTTTGATATAAGACAAGTAGGTAACTCAAATGTTATTACCTTTGATATTAATGGTGCCAACTATACAGGTACTTGGAATATTACAGGTAACTCAAATAATATTGACTTTAATTGTGATAGTGGTGGAAGTAATTCAAGTTGTGGTACTGCTACTGCAAACATAACTTGGACAGGAAGCTCATCTGATATTGATTTAGATATTGGTGAAACTTCAGCGGCGACAAATGCTACAGTTAATATAACTGGTGCCTCTGGTTCTGATTCAAATGTTGTTGCTGCTACAATAGATGGCACCTCTGCTATATTAACACTAACAGTTAATGGCGATACAAACAATTACTTAATTGATATTGATGGTAATGGTGATGTTAACGGACACACTTTAATACACGCACACACAGGCGGTATTGCTGATGTTGATATCACACAATCTGGAGTATATGATAATATGTTAAATCTAACTACTTCAGGAGACAACCACGACATTGATATAATTCAAAGAGATTAATGAAAACCATAATAAGAATAGCAGGCGTATTGCTAGTCTTTACTTTGCTATTCTTTTATGGTAGAGAAGTCTATGCGAGTATAGGTAATGTTATTATACAAGAAGGCGAAAGTCTTATTGAAAGAAAAGATAATGGAGAAGAAGTTAATTCTGAAGTTGACTTAGATATATTTTCTTACGACAAAATCATAACAGCAAAAAGTAAAACTGCCATAGAGTTTATTGATATGACTCGTGTTGATGTAACCGAGCATTCTAAACTTATTATTGATGAATTTGTTTACGACCCAAATACAAATACAGGTAGTTTATCTCTCAAAGCAAGTCTAGGTACAATAAGATATGCCTCAGGTCAAATTGCTAAAAGTGATCCCACAAGCATAAAGATACAAACCCCCACAGCTACTATTGGTGTTAGAGGTACAGACTTTTCTATGACCGTAGATGAGATAGGTAGTTCTACAATTATATTATTACCATCTTGCGATACAAATAATAATTGTTATGTAGGTGAAATATCAGTAGAGTCAGACGCAGGTCAAGTAATACTTAATCAAGCATTTCAGGCAACCGTTGTTGATACAGTTGCAAGTACACCTATGAAACCTGTTATATTAGGATTAGATGAAGATATGATAGGCAATTTATTAATTGTAGCAAGACCGACAGAAATAACCCAAGAAATGGAAAGGTCTGAATTCGTACAAGTTGCGGATGCTTTAGATATTGACTTTCTACAATTTGATGATTTAGATATAGATTATCTTGAAGATGAAGAAAGTGCTTGGGCAACAGCACTTGATATAGATTTTTTAGAACAGGACTTTTTAGGAGATGTACTTAAACAACTGAACGAACAATTAGCAAAGAAACTGAAAAGTTCTTTTGATAAAAAGAAAGTTGGTGGTGTAATTACCGGTAAAGATGAAACAACAGGTATTATAACATTAATCGAAGAACCACACTGGTTAGTTATAAGAGAAACAGAAGCTAATTACATTGAATTAAGATTAGACCAAGAGTATGGATATAATTTGAATATTGTACAAGGTGATGATGAGATTTACGATTATGAAATCGGAGGGAATTCAAATGAGATTACTATTATACAGTCTAATTAGTTTATATTTCATATTAAGTTTCATACCTAATAAAGCAAATGCAGGTTCTTTAAACTTTATTGTTTATGGTATTCAAAGACACGCAGGCCAAGGTTTAGAATCATTTTGTTTTGATAATGGTTCATATTTATCAACTTGTAATAATACAACACCAGCGTATGTAAATTATAATCAGAATTTTGGAAGCGGTACTATTGATAATTTAAATAATAACTGGAATAGTGGTGGTATCACAATAGGCGGTACTACTTATGGTTATTCTTACAGATACATAAAAATTACAGGTTACTGGCAACACCCAGGTACGACAGGTCAAACTTCTACTGTTTATTTTGCAGGTCGTAATGATGATGGTTTCATTGTTAATATTAATAATACAGCTGTCATATCAGATTGGGCACAACAAGGACCTAGATACTGGAACTCCTCAGGTAATTTTACAGGTGTCGGTGGTCAATGGTACCCAATTAATATTGATTGGTACGAATGGACTGGTTCTGCAAATTTAGATTTACATTATAGTTTATCTAATTTAAGTTTAAGTACAACAACTGGTTGGTTAGATATGCCTAATTCAGGTTTCTCTACAACAGAACCAAGCGTTTCAATTACATCCGGTCAAACAACAATAATGAATGCCGCCAAGTCTGCAACAAGTAATGGTATAAATCTAACAACAAATGGTGATGATATTACACTTAACATACAACAAGCGGGTGAAGATAATTTTATTATAGGTACAAACTGGTCTAGTAATGCAACAATCACAGGTGACGATAATACATTAACAGTCAATCAAGGTAATATTACAACAAGTGGTAATAGTGGCAACAATGGTCTTGCAATAGATATTACAGGTGCAACAAATAATGTAACCTTATCTCAAGGTGATTATGCATCCGATAGTGGCGATCATAGAGCATGGATAGATATAGATGGAGATACAAACACATTAAACTTAACACAAAGAAATGATGGTGCCGCCGGTAGTGAACATTTTATGTACCTAGACATAGACTCAGATCAAAACACTATCAATGCTCAACAATTAAACGATGGAGATAAGATACTATTTCTTGATATAAATAATAACAATAATACAGTTGATATAACACAATCAGATGACGGTTCACACTATCTTGATGTTTTATTAGACACAGGTAGTTATGCCCACGATGTGGATATAACTCAAGACGGAACAGGTAATCACGCAGCTAGAGTTGATCTAGATGGTTATAGTATTGATTTTGATTTGACACAAAATAGTTCTAGTAGTCAATCATATTCGGTTGAGAGTACTTGTGGTTCAGCAAGTGGTTGTAGTATATCAACAACACAAAACTAATGAAAAAGATATTTACACATTGGACCATAGGTCTATTAACATTAGCTATACTTACCTTTATTGGGTTGAACGACCCACAGATAAAAGAGATATTAAGATTAAAGTCATTTGATCTTTTACTACAATCAGAAACAAAAGAATTATCCCAAGACATAGGTGTAGTCACCATAGATGAAAAGTCTATTGAGAAATATGGTCAATGGCCATGGAATAGACAAGTTCTTGCTGACCTAGTTATCAAGTTAAGAGAAGCACAGGTAGGTATAATTGTAATGCCTATATTATTTTCTGAGTATGATAGAATGGGTGGTGATGAGGCATTTGTCAATACGATATATCAAATGGGTGTTGTTATTGCTCAGGTAGGCACAACACAAACAAATAAAAATGCAGTACCTAGAGGTGTTGCAAAGATAGGTGATCCACTACCTTGGTTGTATGAATGGCCTGGTATGTTAGGACCTATACCTGAATTAGGACAGTATGCAGATGGTGTGGGTGTTATCAATACAGCACCAGAAATAGATGGTGTTGTAAGACGAGTACCATTAATTATGAGAATTGGTGATGAAACTTATCCTGCTATGGCATTGGAAACCATTAGGGTTGCCACCGGTGATCCTAGTTATCAGATTAAAGCGGGAGAAGGGGGAGTAATTGCTGTACGAGTTCCTGGTTATGATACCATTGAAACAGACCAACACGCCAGAATTTGGTTAAGATGGAATAAAGAGTTTGATACCATTTCAGCTAGTGAAGATGACTTTTCTGAGTTTGCAGGAAGAACAGTTATAATTGGTATTACTGCTGAAGGTCTTGGTAGTATTATTGCAACCCCATTAGGCGAACAGTACGATTATCAGCTGTCTGCTTCGACTTTACAGACGGTATTAGACGGAGACCAAATTACGAGATATGATTACAGTCTATTTTTAGAATTATTGGTTTCTTTTATCCTAGGTGCGTTAATAGTGATATTGGCAAGATTTACACCTTATTGGTTTATAGGATTATTCCTAATTATAGCCTATATCAGTCTGATACACGCTAGTTTATATTTCTTCTTTGCCAAACTCCATTTGTTGGTAGATGTAAGTTGGGCAATAGTGGTTATTACAATAGTTGGTTTCCATAGTATCTTTAATAGATTTGTATTAGAGTTCCAATTGAAACAACAAATAAGAAAACAATTTGAAACATATCTAGACCCAAGACAAGTTGCCATTCTACAAAAAGATCCAAGTAAATTAAGATTAGGTGGTGAAAGACGAGAAATGAGTTTCTTGTTTATGGACATTGTGGGATTCACACCCATTTCTGAGTACTATAAAAACAATGATGATCCTGAAGGTCTTGTGGAGATTGTAAATGACTATCTAAACAGAATGACAAAGATTGTACTAGACAATGGTGGTTGTGTTGACAAATATATGGGTGACTGTATTATGGCATTCTGGAATGCACCACTTGATTGTGAAGATCACGCTGAAATGGCAGTTAAAACAGCAATAGAATGTGCTGAAGAAACTGAAAAATTAAAAGTAATGTTTAAAGAAAAAGGTCTACCTGATATTAACATAGGTTCAGGTGTCAATACTGGTACTTGTATTGTGGGTAATATGGGTAGTGATACAAGATTTGATTATTCAGTTATAGGGGATGCAGTAAATCTAGCTGCAAGATTAGAGGCAACAACACGAAACTATAAAACAGATGATGGTGGTATTGTAACCACATTATATTCTAGTTATACTCAAGAAAAACTAAAGAATATCAAGTCAATCGAAGTAGATAAGATCAAAGTTAAAGGTAAAGAAGAATTAATTACTATCTATAAACCATTATAAATAGTAGTATGGCAGTTATAGACAGCATAGTCAAACAGGCAGGTGATACTAGAAAGTCTATGGACTGGTACAGACGAAAAGTAAATGACGCTATTGGGTCAGGTACTACTGCAAGAGGATTGATTAGACAAGGTAAGGCAACAGCTTCACCTAAGTTTGGTATAATGAACTTGTTTGGGTATAAGGCAAAAACATATGGGGAAACATATGGCGTCAAATATTATGATAGATTCCCACTTATTATACCTACTGAGCAAAGAGGTAATAGATTTTGGGGTATCAACTTTCACTATTTACCTTATGGGTTGAGAGTACAGTTGTTTAGAAGAATGTTATCTTTTGCTAGTGATAACAATTTTAATGAGAAAACAACTTTGAATGTAAGTTGGAGACGAGTGGCAGGTATTTCTGCTATTAAACCGTCTATCAAGTCTTATCTTTTCAGTAATGTACAAAGTGCTTTTTTAAATATAAAGGTAAACGAAATGCCAGTTGCCCTAAATCTACCTGTCCAAAGATTTGTTGGTGCTACGACTGCAAAAGTTTATTCAGATACAAGGAAAATGATATAATGGCAAAATTAGGAGATCAAACAGACTTTTCATATAGAGTTAACAAAGTAACCAAAGTTGTAGATGGTGATACAATAGATGTCATTATTGATTTGGGTTTTGATATAATGTATAAGAGTAGAGTAAGACTATTTGGTATAGATACACCAGAAAGTAGAACACGGGATTTAGTAGAAAAGAAATTTGGACTTATGTCTAAAGAGTATTTAAAAGAGGCATTAAAGAAAGCTGAAAAGATTGTAATTAAAACACATAAGGGCGAAGAAACAGGTAAGTTTGGTCGTATTCTTGGTGAGATATTTTGTGATGGTGTTAATGTTAATCAACAAATGTGTGAAGTAGGTCACGCTGTCGCTTATTACGGACAGAATAAAGACTTAGTGGAAGAAGCACATTTAAAAAATAGAAAGAAAGTTGGCTAATGGCTATATATCGTAAAGGTATTAAGATAGGAGGCTACGATATTCGTATCGGAATCCCTAGAGATAGGTCTTACGATAGAATAGACAAAGACCCTAGACTAAAAAGAAAGACTAATCCTAATACCTCAATAAACAGATTTAGGTCATTTACTGAAGCGGCTGGTGGGTTTGCTAAACCTACAAAATATATTATGATTATGACACTACCTAATGGTGCTAGCGATCAACCAGGGGTAGCAAGTGATACTAAAGATGGACAAAATTTAGATAAGTTATATGGTGCTCAAGTAGCGTTTCATTGTTCAGACTTACAGTTTCCAGGTAGAACGATAGAAACTATATCACATAGAGTTCATGGACCTGAAAGAAATATGGCTCAAGGGTTAAACTTTGCTGAAATAACTGCTGAGTTTTATTGTGATAAGTTTATGAGAGAGAAACACTATTTTGAAACTTGGCAAAATATGGTAATTGACAAAAGAACATACGAATTAAATTATTATGATGAATACACAGCACCGATAGAAATTTATCAGCTAAGTGATTTTGATGAAGAAATGGGATCAACACTTGAAAATGCACCTAAAGAAGAATTAAAGAATGCTGTATATGGAGTTAAGTTAGTTGAAGCATATCCTAAAACGATTGCAGCTCAACAATTAGGATACGAAATGAGAAATCAAATCCATAAAGTTAGTATAACATTCGAGTATAGATATTGGCACAATATGGTTGATATAGACCAAGTTGAGAAAGCAGAAACATATATGACCGCAAATACCGGTGTGGTCACACCTGATACTAAAGGAATGGGACCATTTGGTCTATTCAGATATCTACCTGCAGAATTACGAAGAGCAGGTAATGATGTATTTAATCAGGCTAAGAACAGATTACCTACTGGAAAGGTATTTGGCGGGAAAGTATTCCCTCCGTATTTCTAGTATAAATATATCTGAAATTTAAATAATGCATAAGGAGAATATATTATGGCATTACCTAAAGTTGAGGTACCGACTTACGAATTAGAAGTACCGAGTACAGACGAGAAGTTAAAGTTTAGACCCTTCTTAGTCAAAGAAGAAAAGATTTTGTTAATGGCACTTGAATCTGAAAATGAGAAAGAGATTTTAAATGCTTTGAAAACGATTATCAAAACTTGTACATTTGAAGCGTTTGATCCTGAGAAGGCACCTTTATTCGATTTAGAATATATCTTTTTACGAATAAGAGCAAAATCAGTTGGTGAAACTTCAAACATACGAGTTAAATGTGATGATGGTGAGAATTGGACAAGTGTAGAAGTACCTTTAGAAGAGGTTAATGTCCATGTTGACGATGGTCATACAAACCAAATAAAGATAACTGATAAGATTACAGTTGTTATGGATTATCCTAAGGTTGATATAGCTATACCGTCTGATTCTGAAGTTGAAACATTTTTTGATATAATTAAAAATTGTATATGGCAAATAGTTGATGGTGAAACTGTACACGAAAAAATGGATATGAGTAATACTGAGCTAGATGAGTTTCTTGGGAGTTTGGGTAATAAACACCTTATGGAGTTTAGAACATTCTTTGAAACTATGCCTAGATTAAAGTATGACATTGAGTACAAACATCCAAAGACAGGAAAGACTGAGAAAAAAACATTAGAAGGTATGCAAAGTTTTTTTTAATAGCCCTTTCCCACGACTCTCTGGAGAACCATTATACCACTAACTTTAACCTTATGCAACACCATAAGTATTCGTTAACTGAGATTGAAAATATGATGCCCTGGGAAAGGGAAATATATGTTAAAATGCTTATCGACTATTTAAAAGAAGAAAAGGAAAGACGAGAAAATGAGCGAAGAAATTAAAGATGTTAAAATAGCAGAACCTAAACAAAAGATACAAGTTGATCTTGAGGTTGATACTTCTATTAAAGACTTGGGTGTGAACCCATACGCAAAGATAATACATTTAGCAAGGGCAATAGACGCTTGGCGTATATTCCCTAGAGTTTTTATAACAACATATATCTATTTACTATACAAAGTAGTGATATGGTATATGGCATTAAATGATCCGACAATGGAACAATCTGGTCTCGTAAGTATCGTAGTTGGTGCTGGGGCAGCATGGTTTGGATTATACACAGGAACAAGTAAAAAATAATGGCTGATGATAATAAAGTACTAGACTTTAAAGAAACAGTAAGAAATATAAAAGAGAAGTATGGCGCTAGAGGCTTTACTGCTAAGAAAACAGCTGCCGGTAAGGTTCTAAGATCAGAAATTGGTAATATAGACGCATTAGATGGTAGTGTTGCAGCTAATATATTAAGTGACCTTTCAAAAGAATCAGAATCTATTTCAGGTGTAACCTCACCAGAAGAATTAAAAGATATCAGTAAAAGATTAGCAGAATACAAAAGAGTAGTTAATCAAACACACAAAAATATCAATGACGAAAGCAAGTTTAGTAAAGACCAAGCAAAGCAAATTAATAAACTAATTAGAAGCACACAAAAGAATGTTAAGGCTGCTAGTAAAGGTTTATTTGGGGCGGCTAATGAATCATTCTTAGGATCATTAACAGAAACATTAAACCCATTCACAAAAATAGGTGAGATTATGGGTCAGTTACCTGGTGGTGCACCATTTGAGGCATATGCAACTACACTAGGTGAGGGAATAAATGATAAGGTAAAAGGTTGGTTAGGTGTTGGTACTAGTGATGAAGGTATGCGTCAGATTGATAGATACTCGGGTACTGAGGCACAACTTCAGAAACAAGACGCTGAGGAAGATTATGAAGATCATAGACCTAAAACTGAGGCAGATACAGGTGCTGAAGGATTTCCTACAAAAGAATTACAGAAAGCATTATTAACACCTCATATAGGTATGACAAGAAAGATTGGTAGAACATTAGGACTAGCATTGGGGTTAGTTGGTAAAGATGGCATACCTTTCTTACAAAAGATAGAAGGTTATTTAAACCCTAGTATTGACGCTTCTGCTGCAGAACTTCCTGGTGGAAATCAAGTTGGTTTTGGATTTGTTGGTGATGATATTATGAACGCAGGACGAAACTTTAAAGCAGATGAAGGTGGTATTGCTGATACAGGAATAATAAAAGATACAATAGGAACAGGATTAGGTACACTTATAGGGAGTTCAGTTAAAGGTATGTTCTCGGCAATAGCAGGTATGTTAGGGTTTAAAGCATTAGGCGGGTTTATAAAGAAGATATTTACAAAAATAGGTACTAAGATTGTACTTGGTCTAGGTGTTAGAGGGGCATTAGTGGGTTCATTAGCTGCTGTTCCTATTGCAGGTTGGATTGCAGCTGCAGTTGTTTCAGTTGCATTTGGTATATTTGATGGTATTAGAAATGCTATGAAGATTGCAAAAGACCCTAGTGCGACAATTACAGACAAAATATTCGGATTCTTTGATGGTTTCTTCTCTGGCATACTGTTAGGTCTAGTATCACCTGAAACTATTAAGAAGATACGAGAAGGATTTACTGGTATGTTCGTAGGCGCTTGGAATTTAGCTATAAAGGGTCTATCTGTTTCTTTTGATTGGATAGGAGGACTATTAGGTACTATATGGGATGCCATAACTGGATGGGTTAAAGGAAGAGTAGATAGTGCTGTAGAAGGATTGTCTGCTATTGGAGGTGCTATGGTAACTGCTGGAAAAGCTGTATGGGATTTCAGAAATATGGTAAATGAGAAAGTTGATAATTTCCAAAGGTCTGCTTTAAGAGCAATATTACCTAGAGGTGATAGTGATGGTTCTTGGTGGGCACCTGCTAATTTAATATCTAAAGCAATACCTGAAGCAGTTTATAAGTATGCAGGTATAGATAAGAAAACTGGTCTTGATTTAGACGCACCTAAAGATAATATTGCTCAAACTGGCGCATTGGTAACAGCTCAAGACGCTGTTAGTATAACAAGTGGTCCTCCAAGTATGTTAGGTAATATGAATTCAGCAGTAGTGCAGGATAATAGAAGTTCAAGCGTAGTTGCTAATCATTACGGTTCTAAACCTACAAATGATTTTTTCGATACTTATTACGATCCCCGTAGGAATGCCTTCGCTTTATAGGAAAAAAGACGCCATATCCACCGATACACCCGGTTCCTGACACACGGTGATACATTAGTACCCCCTAAAATTGCAGTTCTTTTTCAGTCCACACGCTAAACTTGATATCTTTCTTTTTACACCACGATTCCGCAGCTTTAAACTTATCCATATTCATATAGTACGCTTGTGCTTCTTGTAGAATTGTGCTACGCCTCTTACCTTTAGTTATGACAGGTGGTTTAAGATGTTTAGATGGTTTGACTTCAATTAGATGTGTACGCTTTTCACCAGTATTGTCCATAACAGTAATAAGAAAGTCAGGATAATACCTACGCCTTTGTTTTGATATTGAGTCGAAATATGGTATGACAAGTTCTTCACTAGACCATGATAATATATTAGGGTTATTATCAAAATATACCATACACTTTCTTTCCCATAGTGAACGATATACAATATTCTTGTAATTGCCTTTGTATTTCTTGGGGAACTTTGGTGTATATTTTCCCTTGTATGTTTTGTGTTTCTTCATCATAATCATATAAATAGTACTAGAATATTTATAAAGAGAAACAATGGGTATAATATCAAAACATTTAAAAGGTCTTGCAGGTAATGTTGTAGGGGGAATGATTGGGTCATTACTCAATGGCGGGTTCAACCCTAAAACAGCAGGTACTGTATCAGCATTATCACTAGGTAGAAATCAAGCAAAGATAAGGGAACAATCTCAAGAGGTCTTTGAGGAGAACGAATACTCATTTGGTACAGTACAATATCCTTTAGATTTAGCAACAAACTTACACAATTCAAATGGTCACTATATGATATTCTATATCAATATACCTAGTGAAGATTTGAGCGAGTCTGAAATAGCTATGAACGACCAAAATACCACACTATTGAAACCTGACCTAGGGTCAAAGGTAGTTCAGATACCTAGACGAGAAAGAATTAACTCGACTATGAAAGGTAGAACGACTTTTGAAAGAATACAAAGTGCAATAGTATTGTATATGCCACCTGAGATAGGGGTAACCTACGGGGCAGACTATGCTGGTGAGGATATAGGTAGTGTTGCGAGAAATATAGATAATTTAGATGATTTTAATTTTAGTTCAGAATTTACTTCCTTCGTTAGACAAAATGTAGTGGGGGCAGCTGATGCTCTTGCTCCTGGTATGGTGGCGATGAGGCAAGCTGCAACCGGTGTTGCAGTAAACAATAGACTTGAATTAACATTTAAGGCAATCAATTTGCGTGAATTCTCATACTCATTTAAGTTTATGCCTAGAAATAAGAAAGAGGCAGACGAAGTACAAAAGATAATCTATATGTTTAAGTTTCATATGCACCCAACAGTAATAGGCGGATCAAATACTCCCGTCTTTAGAGTACCTAGTCAGTTTAATATCCACTATATGTATAGGGGTGACGAAAACAAATACCTTAATACAATGGGTGAAAGTGTACTTGCGAACATGGAAGTTAAATATGGCGAAGGCGATCAGTTTAAAACATATAGAGGTAACGAAGGTGGCGCACCACCAAGTGTAATAAATATGAATCTAACATTTAGAGAGCTTGATATTCAAGACAAAAAATCAATATTCAAACACGAATTACCACCTGATAGAGCAGGTAGTGGTAATATGGCAGATAGACCGATAGAATCTGTCTGGACCCCAGGAGCGAAATAATGTATTTCAGTAAATTCCCTAAATTAGAGTATTCAGCGACAGGTAAAACTACTGATACTAAGATTGTGACCCATTTATTACGAAGGGTCGCAATTAAAGAGTCTTTAGATGACGATATGAAACTAATGGATGAGTATATCATCAAAGAAGGTGAATCTCCTGAGAATTTATCGCATAAACATTTCGGGTCAGCTAAGTATCATTGGGTACTATTGTTGACAAATAATATAACAGATAGATATTTCGGTTGGCCTCTCACGCAATTAGACTTTGAAAATATGTTGAAAGACAAATATGGCGCAAGTGGTGATGGTGTTCATCATTACGAAGTAGTGCAATCAAGTGGACCTGCGACTAGTACAGACTTCTCGCACCTTATAGAGTGCAATTCAGATGAGGTTGGCGCAATAGTAGTTTCTAATAGAGAATATGAGAATAGAATACAAGACGAAAAGAGAAGAATTAAGTTGTTAGACCCAACTTTACTTACTCCTTTCGTACAAGAATTTGAAAGAGTACTGAACGAACCATCAGTAGCGTAGTAATATGAGCAATCTAGATATATTGAATTTCCCTGGCGACTTTCAATGCGACTTTGTGTTTCTAGTTAATCACCTAGGCGAGTCAATTAACATCACCGACACCATAGTAAACCTTAATGTGTATGAGAACATACGCAGGCCGTTCATTACTGGCGATATAACATTCTTAGATTCAAGTAATATAGTTAGAGATAACGAATTAAACTTAGGTCAAGAAAGATTATCAATACAATTACGCACCTCTACATTTGAACAGCCCATAGTAGATGGTGGTACATTCAATTTTCGTATTATTGCAGTTATGGAAGACGAACCTATGCAATCAGCTCGCAAGATCAAACTACAATTCACTAGTAAAGAGTATGTAACCGACAAACAAGTACGCATAAGTAAGACCTATGAGAAAGAATATCACCTTATGGTCGAGGATGTGTTGCGAAGTGATAGATATTTAGACACGAAGAAAGAATTAGTAATAGAACCTTCACGCCATATTCAAAAACATTGTATACCAGATCAACATCCAATAGAGTTTATTGAATCCATACGCCCTATGTGTCAAGCAAAGAATAGAGATAATGTAGGGTATCTGTTTTTTGAAACATTAGATAACAAATTCCATTTTCAATCGTATGGTAGTATGATTGCAGAAGCGAAAGCAAAGCAATCTGAAGTGCGACAATACACACTAAACAAGGCAGCTAACGCTTCTATGGAAGGTGAAGATCCTAACTTTGGTAAGTTATTTAACATAGAACGCTTCGAACCTATGGTTCATCATAACAATATTGTCAATTTAAACGAGGGATTATACGGTTCTAAGTTAGTATCCTTTGATATCTATACAAAGACACTAGATGAGAAGGAATACAACTATTTTGATAGATATGGCGATATTCCACACCTTGACTACACGACTGAAGAACCTAGTGCAAAACAGCAGGTGAATCGACACATTCCACACGGGCAAACGCAAGATATGAAGGGTAATAGACTGTCCGATTACGCTGATTATGTACAATTCACGAAGTATCACACCACTGCCGACAGTCAAACCAAAACATACCCGCAAGATACAGTACTTCAAGCTAACAGTCAAGACTTGGCATGGTCAAATCAACGAGTTAAACTACAAGTACCTGGTTGTGCAGATATACACGCAGGTCAGATCATACGAGTATCTATACCAGACCTGACAAAATCAGACAGTATTATACCAAAAGAAGATCCCGTATACTCAGGCACATGGTTGATCGAAGCCCTACAACACTCCTTCGTGTTTGGCGCCCCAATCAAGAAACACCAAATGTCTTTCACTTGTATAAGAGATTCATACGAGCAAACTCTACAAATTGGCGAGAACGAAAACGAACAGCAACCAGAGAAATACGCCATCACCACTCTCACTCAATAATAATACCTCCTACCTATGAATCCCACAGATAGTAGAAAATTTTTCCACAAGACCTCTACCCCATACTTTAACACGATTACTATGACCATATCAGAGCATATTTACATAAATATACTTAGGAGGACCCAATGTTATCATACGGCACAGTATTCATGGTTACGCTGATAGTCAGCTTTGCAAATATACCTTTACAGTACTATTCACACCATCCATTAGCAATCTATATGTCTAAAGAGATATGCAACGATATATTGGGTGAGATGTATGAGTATTACTACGAGGGGTCAATGGAGTATATTGCAGAAAAACATACGAGTAAAGAGATAGAAACCTTAGAGCTAGAGTGTCAAGAGTATTTCATAACAAAACAAGGATTCATACCCAAAGAGTATAAATATGAAGAGGTAGAAGAAATAAACTTAAAGGGGGATTTTCTTTAAAACAACTAAAATGATACAACAGACACCTAAAATGCGTAAACAAATATTCAAGTTTTCTAAGTGGTTAGAGATGGTAGAGAACGAGGAACTGATGAAAACCACCCAATCCCCCATAGTCCCCCACGATCCCCCAAATGCCGAGGTAATTAAGGGACCAGGTGGATTAAAGATTGAACTTTATGGGAGGTCCAAGTGAATTTCTTTGTAGGAAATGTAGAGAGTATCACAGATCCCTTGAAGAACGGACGCTTGAAGGTCAGAGTCCTCGGAGATCACACAACAGATAAAGAGATACTACCGACTGATGGGTTACCATGGGCGACAGTCCTCAATGATGTACACTCGATGAGCAGTGCAGGTAAAGGTCAGACACCCTTAGGGATTCGTGTAGGGTCTTGGGTGGTAGGTTTCTATCTAGATGGTAAGAAACAACGCCCACTGGTCCTCGGTTCGCTGGCCGGGAACCCTGGTGAGAATGATGTCAATAGATTAGCTGTGAATGACCCAGACCTTGAACATAGTAGTCTAACGACTCGTAAGGGAGATATTGATAAGGATGTGGCGGTGGCAGAGAATGATGGTCGCTTGATGTCTGTATTTGGTACGACACACGGGACAATACCAAATACCACTGGAACCCCGTGGTCTGAGCCAATCACTCCTTATGATGCTGAGTACCCAGAGAACCATGTGTACGAGAGTACAAGTGGTCATTTAATGGAGTTTGATGACACCACAGATAAGGAGAGAATTCATCTGCGGCACCAAATTGGTACAGGAGATGAGATGTTCCCTGATGGGGATAAAGTACAAAGGGTAAAGAAAGACCATTACGAGATTACCACGGGAAACCACTATGTCCATATACAAGATGACGAAAGTGTGACCATCAATGGTGGCCTCAAAGTCCTAGTGAACACAGACAAGGGTGCTAATGACTATACAGTACAAGTAGACGCTGGTGGTAATTGTACCATCTCAGTAGATAATGGGCAGATAAACTTATTAACCGGTGGTGATGGTAACGATATCAACATAGCTTCAAGCGGAGATATTAATATGTTCGCTAAGCAGAACCTTAATGTGAAGGTACTAGGGGACCTCAATGAAGATGTTGAGGGTAAACAAACAACTCAGGTAACGAGTAATATAGACATTGACGGGGCTCGTATCGACTTAAACTAGGTAGACCATGCTAAGTAATCTTTTAGATACTATCATACTAGAGGTATCAATGGTTCCTAAACTCAAGACACCCTAAGGGATTTCATATGAAAAAAATTCGCGGATGGTATCAGTCTTTCAAAAGTCGGTTAACAGTAGATAATATAGTAGATACATTCGTTGATGTTCTTCTTATTGTTTTTGATGTACTTAGTTCCCCTATATTGATTGTTATGCGGATAATACGATTTACTTTTAATAAATACTTTAATAACAGAATAAAAAGGTTTGCAAGATGGATAACACACAAAGCAATAGACCCGAAGATTCCGACAGATACGAACCCGAAAGGACGATCTCGCAAGAAGAAAGCGAAGCGTATCAAAAAGAAACATGGTTCGGGTTAGGTTACTTTAATCGGGTTGAAGAAATACTCAGACACTATAACTGCCCTCAATGTAAGAAGTGGTGGTCTTATAGTGTACCCAAAGAAGAAAAACTACAATTAGACAGTATTAAGTATTGTCCTCATTGTGGAGTTAGTATAAATGAATAATATGTTTTTTTACAAAGCTATTGCAGTTGTATTATTGATTATGTTCTTATTGGTGTTAGGCAAATCATTATTGATATTCTACGGAGTATTGTGATATGGACCAACATAAGATAGATAAACATATAGCAAAGGTTCTTGCAGATAA